GGTTAGTCCAGAACTGTCTGGATATTGACCGTGATACTGCTATTGCCGAACTCAAGAACTATGCTGATGGCCTTAAGGTAATTCCCATTGAAGAGTTTGTAGATAAACTCAACAAGATGTTTATTAATGAGGCCTCAAGTAAGTTTGATATTCCGGTCTATAATGAACGTATTCTAGAACGATGGATTATTCCTACAGATTACTTAACCGAACGTGGAGTAAGTGTAGAGGTCCAAAGAGAAATGAAGACCGGAATTGATCGAGACCGTAGAGAGATTGCTAGAGTTGCTGGGATAGAGTTACAGATTAATCTAGACCGAGTGACTATTCCTCACTTTATGAATGGGCGACTTGTAGGTTGGGTAGCTCGAAAAGTGGAGAATGTAGATGGAGTGGCCAAGTATAAGAACTCCAAGGGATTTCCCAGACAGTATGGACTCTATAATATGGATGGAGTTCGAGGCCTTAAGAAGATTTATGTAGTAGAAAGCCCTATGAGTGTATTGGTACTCAAGAGTAGAGGCATCAATAATGTTGTTGCTACTTTTGGAGCTAAAGTATCGAAACCACAATTAGAAATACTTAGAGGATTTGAGGAAGTAACAGTATTTATGGACGGAGATGCTCCAGGTCGTAGTGCTAGTCATAACCTTGTAGATGCTCTAAGAGACTTTACCCTGGTGAAAGTAATTGATACACCGGACGGTGAAGACCCTGCTAGTATGACAGTAGTACCAGAAAGTCTAAGTAGTTTTGTATATGAACTTAGCAAAATTAGTTGATTTAAAACTATTAAGAACTTATACTAGTATACGGCTATAAGCCACGAAATAAAACCAAAACCTAAACTAAAAGGAAAACTAAAATGGCACTAAAAAAAGGCATGTCAGCAGTAAAGGAAAGCCTAGAGCGTTCCCAAAATCGTAGTACTCCAAAGGACTATGTAGAGACCAATTGGTTCTACTGGAAGGGTGGAGAAACCAAGGCAGTACGTTTCTTGACTGATGCAAACGACATCTTTGTTGTTCCAGTTCACGAAAATGTTCCCTCCCACGATGGAAAGACCAAGACATTTGTTTGCCGACAGGCATTTGATGCTGCTTGTGAACTTTGTGCCGAGAAGACCTACCGACGTGATGTTGGTTATGGTGTAGCAGTTCTTCGTGAAGAAGTCTATGAAGTCCAAGAAGATGGTACCAAGAAGCTAACCGGTTACCGTGATGTAGTTAGTACCTATGAAACCGAAGAGAATGGTAAGACCGTTACTAAGAAGAAGCCATATGTGGGAATTGTTTCCCAGGGTATGCGTAACTTCTGGAACCAGATTGCTGTTATCTCCGAGAAGTATGGTAGCCTTAAGGACCGTGAGATCGAGATCATGCGTCAAGGTGCTGGTACTGATACCACTTATATGGCCTTTGCTCTAGACCCTAAGCCCATTGAGAATATTGATACTCGTTATGCTAAGTTCACTCCGGACATTGAAGGTTTCCTCAACCGAATTGGTAGTGAGGAATACTATGCCGCTCAACTACACGGAATCAAGGCCGAACCTAAGGTAGAGGCTTTTGAGACTGTAGATAGTTTTGAAGAAGATGAGTATGCTGAGGACGAGTATGTTCCTCTGGAAGAAGAGACCACAGCAGATCGTCTTCGAGCTAAGCTTCAATAAGTTTTAGAGCTCTAGTAAGGAGAGGGGCAACCCAATCTTGATGACACTCCTTACTAGGGTTCTAATTAAAGTTTGGGTTCGGTAGAGTATATTTTGGTCCGACACTGCGGTATACTCTACCGGACTCCATTTAAAGAAAGAAAATAATGTCCTTCAATGCACTAAACGATAAAGTAATCCTACAACTAGCCGAAGTAGAAGAAAAGACCGAGAGTGGACTCTTTATCCCAGATACTGCTACTCAAATGCCTAACATTGGTACTGTAGTTGCCGTAGGTCCTGGCAAGATGGCCGGTAATGGTGAAACTATCCCTACCGGTATCTCTGTAGGAGACCGTGTAATGTTCCAGCAACGAGCAGCACAAAAGATTGAGATTGATGGTGAAGAGTATCTAGTATTCCTAGCCGAGCACATTCTTGCTATTGTAGAAGAGTAGTATGAATAGTATTTACCATCAGATGTGGTTTCACGTCTTTTTTGGTATGATACTATATCAGATTGTAGCCAGTATTATTGACTACCAAGTAGTTCAAAGACTAGAAGAACGCCGTAGAAAAAGAGAACAAGATTCTCTTGATATCCCCAAAGAGTAATACTAAACTAGTAAGTAGATATGAAACTAGAACCCGAAATTAAAGGTTGTCCTCACCGAGATGTAGATCTATACTCGGAACCCCGAGATGGATTTATAGGCAAATGTTACGATTGCGGTAAGTCTATTAAGGCATCCGAAGATGAGTGATAATCTAACCCACCTCCATGTTCATACGGAGCACTCTTTCCTTGATGGATTGAGTACCGTAGAGCAATTGGTAAAACGAGTAGTAGATCTAGGCCAAGGTTCAGTTGCTATTACTGACCACGGTGAGGTAAGTGGCCACCTAAGACTCCAGAGAGAAGCCGATAAGGCAGGCATTAAGCCACTCTTTGGTATGGAAGGTTACTTTACCGAGGACCGTTGGGTTAAAGATGGTAAGAAGGGTGAGAACTATGATCATATGACCATGGTGGCCCTTAACCAGAAAGGTCTAGAGAACCTTTGGGCCTTGAGTAGTTTGGCCTATATTGAAGGTAGCTACTATGGTAATCCTCGTTTCGACTGGGAACTATTAGAAAAGTATTCTGAAGGTCTAATGGTTACCGGCGGGTGTATGGGTGGTTGTATTGGTAAGCATGTTAGTACCAATCTAGAAAAGTCTATTGAACGAATCTCTCGTTTACAAGCTCTCTTTGGTGATAACTTCTACTTGGAACTACACACCTATCTAAGTCCTGAGAGTAATAGATGGAATGAAAAGATAGCTACTATTGCTCATGATCTCTCTGTACCTCTACTGGCCGTAAGTGATGCCCACTATGCCGAACCAGATCAGTGGTATGCTCATGAACTAATGACGGCAGTACAGATGGGTAAGAATATGGAGGACCCCGATAGGTTCTCATATGGTCCTAACCAACTCTGTATCTTTAGTGAGTCTGAAACTCGTGAACGGTTGAGTTATCTTCCCGAGAGTGTTGTAGATCAGGCCATTAAGAATACAGCAGAGATTGCTGCTAAGGCAGATGCTAGAGTTCCTGAAGCTCGTAGTATGCCTGTATTCTTTGCCTCTCCAGAAATGGACGAAAGGCAACTGGTCAAGAGAGTTAATGAAGGATTCGAAAGAAAGATTCGTCCTCATGTTGATAAAAACCTTCTAGATAGTTATCGTGCTCGTTTGGATTACGAGATGGAAATTATCTGTAAGCAAGGTTTCCCCGGTTACTTCCTAACCGTACAAGATATTATTACTTGGAGTAAGAATGAAGGTTATCTTATCGGCCCTAGCCGTGGTAGTGTTGGTGGTAGTTTGCTTGCCTACTGTATGGATATTACTGAGGTCGACCCCCTCAAAGCCGGACTACTCTTTGAACGTTTTCTCGACCCCGAACGTGCTTCTCTCCCTGACATTGATATTGACTTCCCTCGTTATGAGCGTCATCTAGTTCGAGAGCATCTAGAGCAGCAGTATGGTAAGTTTAATATTGCTAGTATTGGTACTCTAAATACTCTAGGTGTAAAGCAGACCATGAGAGACCTTTGTAGAGGCCTTGCTATTGATAAGGGTGATACTGAAAAGATCTGTAATATCATTGATGATACCTGGAATATAGCGGATAAAGGTGCAGGTCACTATGGTTGGGATAAGGTTGAGGCGGCCTATAAGAAGGAACTAGCCCCCTGGAAGGTTAAGTATCCCAAGCTATTCGAGATGATGCCCGAGTTCCTAACTCACATTCGTCATGCTAGTGCTCACGCTGCTGGAGTGGTAATCTCTAAAGATAGTTTGATTGGTCGGTTACCTCTTCGTTATAAGAATGGTGATGTTAGAACCCAATTCGATATGTGGGATGTTGAGAGTCTGGGATTTGTTAAGATCGATATGCTGGGTCTTAGAACCCTAAGTACCTTAATGGATGCCTTTAAACTTATTCAACGAAACCATGGAGCAGATGCTCTTCCTCACTTCTATGAGTGGCAGTATGAATGGGAAAAGTATTATGATGACTCTGAAGTATGGGATGAGATCTGTACTGGATTTAATATTGGTAGTTTCCAGATTGAGACCAGTAACCTAAGAGGATTGGTCAAGAGATTCGAACCTAGAAGTATTGAAGACCTAAGTACCATGATTGCAGTATGCCGTCCGGGTATTACTAGAAGTCAAGATGCCAAGACCGGTCTCAACCTTCTAGAACTCTACTTGAGAAAGCGTGAAGGTAAAGTAAGAGTTACCTATAAGCACCCTAACCTAGAAAAGGTATTGGGTAATACTTATGGTACCTTTGTATACCAGGAGCAGATTATGCAGGCCTGTGTAGAACTTGCTGGATACTCTCTAAGTGAAACTGACCGTGTTCGAAAGATCATGGGTAAGATGCTATTTGATAAGATGAAGAAGGAACGAGTAATCTTTATCGATGGATGTGTTGCCCAAGGTGTAAGTAGAACTATTGCTGCCGAAGTATTCGATGAGATGCAGGCCTTCGGTACCTATGGATTTAACAAGAGTCATAGTTACGGATATGCCATGGTGGCCTATTGGACTGCCTACCTAAAGCACTACTATCCTAAGGAGTTCATGACTGCACTCTTTAGAACTAATGCTAGTGATAGTGTAACCTATACTCGTGAAGCTCGTAGAATGGGTATTCCGGTACTAGGTCCAGACATTAACGAAAGTGGAAGTAGTTATACTTTAACCAAGAGTGGTAGTATTCGATATGGTCTAAGTAGTGTTAAGTTTGTTGCTAGTGGAGCCAGTGACTTGGCCAAACTAGGACCATTCGAAAATATGGAAGACTTTGTTGCTAGAGTTCCTAGTAAAAAGATCAACAAGAGAGCAGCAATCTCTCTTATCAAGTGTGGAGTATTCGATAGTATGTGTGGAGATGCTAAAACAGCACTCTACCAATACTGGAAGGCTCGTAAAGATTTTAAGAACATAGATGGAGTTTGTAAAGATGATTGTGAACATTGCCACGGCACTCTTAACGCTTTCGATTGTTATGCTGATCTTCAAGAAGACGTTAGCAATAGAGCTCTTTGGGAGAGAGAACTACTGGGTACTCTTATTAGTGTCGACCCTCTTGGAGATTATATTAATCTCATAATCGAGGAAGATACCTTCCCGGGTGAAGACCAGATGTTTGTTGGAGAAAAGTCCATGGTAGGTGGACTAATTACCAAGATCAAGCCACTTGTAACCAAGAGTGGTAAGAATCCTGGAAGTCCTATGTGCCAGTTCTGGATTGAACTTCCCTTGGGTAGCTCAGCAGAGATCGAGGACTATGATGACCAAGATGATGAAGGTTCTTCTACTAAGGATGAGAGTATTCAGATTGTAGCTTTTCCGGATACCTTTAAGCGGGTAGGAGAACAGATTGAAGTGGGTAGTCCTGTACTTCTCGAGATTGAAAAGATGGCCAGTGGATTGAGTTTGAAAAATATCTTTAGACTAGACCTACTTAAGGAGAAAGCATAATGGATGTCTGTAAGCATGGTACAACCAGTGAATATGGTACCTTTAAACCCTACTATAGCTACTTCTGTCCGGACTGTAAGGAACGACTTATTCCTCAAGAGTCCAACCCTTGTAGTCACAATAAGAGACTAGATGGTCACTGTGTTAAAAAGGGTTGCAATGGCAAGGTTTCAACATGAGTTTCAAGCACTTCTGTAGTAGTTGCAATGTCTACTTTCATAGAGCCATAGACTTTATTAGACACAAGCATGAAGATCTTAAACCTTTAATCGATTTACTCACTGACCCAGTGGAGAAACAAGATGACTGAATACAAGAAAGCCAACTGTAGAAACTGTAAGCGTAAACTAGGGGATATTCGAGAGATTATTCAAGGCACTAGTGGAACTTGGGTACATAATAACCCCACTAACTATGATTTAAAGTGTCACCCCTTTCACCCTTATATAGCCGAACCTGAAGAAGAATGAGCAAGTATTTCGAATTAGAGCATAGTGCAATGAGACTTGCAGGAGTCCATGAAGAGGGTACCTGTATTGGAGAGTATTGCACTATTCACAACCGTAGTGACCACCATATGAGAAACCGTCCTCAAATCTGGAGATATGATAGAGGAATTATGGAACGAATCTGTACCCATGGAATTGGGCATCCAGACCCAGATGAGTATAGAGTAATTCAAGGATACGATGACGGAGTCCACGAATGTGATGGATGCTGTCAGTTGATTAATAATGAAGAAACCACTAAAATACTAGAAACTAAATAAAGGAAGATCATGGCCCGTGGCGATGAAATGGATAAGCTTATTGCTGATCTCAATAAGTTTACACCAGAAGGTAGTAAGCCTCTAGCACTAAGAGGTAATAATATTGAGAAGATTAAGGCAATTCCAACTTTCTCTCCAGCATTAGATTATCTTCTTGCTGTGGGTGGATGGCCTGAAGGTAAGCTAATCGAATTCTTTGGTAAGGAACACTCGGGTAAGAGTAGTTTTGCTTTTATGGCACTCAAGGATTGCTATGACTACTACAAGGGTGAAAAGATGGTGGCCATTATTGACCTGGAGCACCGATTTAATCCCGAATGGGCAGAGGCACTAGGACTCAAGGTAGATGAGAGTCTAATTGTAGTTCAGCCACCAGATGCTGAAACTGGAACCGATATGATGGTTCGATTAATCAAGAGCAAGCAAATCTGTGCTATTGTTTGGGACTCAGTGGGTGGAGCAGCTACCAAACACTCCATGAATGAGCTCAACGATAAGAATGATAAGATTGGTGGTAATGCTGCCGTTATGAAGAGAAACGTTCAAACAGTTGCTCCATTGGCCAATCTATATGATGTTACTGTATTCTATCTCAACCAACTTCGTCAGGATATGGACGGATATAATCGTCCTATGACTCCAGGTGGTAATGCCGTTAAGCATGCTATGAGTGTTAGAATGTACCTAAGGCCCGGAAGTGATAAATACTTCGATAAGGTCAATGGAGAAAATGTCCAGGTCGGTAACCCTGTAGTTATGAAGACCGTTAAGAATAGTTATGGTCCCCCTTTCCGTGAAGGTTGGACGGACTTCTACAATCAACCCTGCACTGCTCTAGATCACCCGGGTATTGATACTCGTAGAGACCTAGCTCGAATGGGTATTCTTCTTGGAGTGGCCAAGCGTCAAGGAGCATGGTTCTCTTGGAAGGATATCAAGGCCCAGGGTAGAGATAGTTTCTTTGAAGAGATCTGGAGTCAAGGTCGTGGAGAAGAATTTGCTCAAGAAATTACCAATACTATTAAGAATGGTAATGTTTTAGTTCTTAATGATCAAGATGATGAATACTTTGGTCGTCCTATTACGGATAGTAGTGAAGATATCCATGATGCAGAGGTATAATGGAAGAGCTTAAAGAGCTAATTGGTAAGGCACTCGGCAACATCGAGAATTATCGTAAAGAGCATCATGGTCGTGGACTATACAGCTATGATGATGGTCGTTATGATGCCTACCAGGTTGTAATGGGTTGGATTAAACTTATAGAAAGTGAACATGGGCAAGTTCCAAACTAAAATGAGTCAACGTCAAGAGCGTGAACTCGAAGCAGAATGGCCCAAGGCCAAGAGAACTATTGGTTCTGGAGCCAAGTGGGAGAAAGCTGATCTACAGACTGCCGAATTCCAGGGGATGGAGTTCATGATAGAATGTAAAAGCACTCAAAGTTCATCTTTTAGTATAACGAAAACTATTTGGAATACTGTTAAAAGTCATGCCCAGAATAAAAGTTGGTTGAGTCGTCCGGTCCTTGCTGTAAGACTATATGGTCCTACTATTGAGATGACCGAATGGGGTGAAAGAGAAAACACTCCAGAAACTCTTCCCGTAGAACTCGATGTAGTGGTTCTTGATAAAGATGACTTCTTGGAACTGTATGCTGACTATCTAAGACTCAAGGAACTAGAAAATTAATGTGGAGTTGGACTCTAGCAATTATTGGTTCCCTGGGTATTTATGTAGTAGGTAAAAAGAACATCTGGGGTTGGTTCATCTTAATGTTAAGTGAAACCCTCTGGACCATCTATGCCGTTACTACTCATCAGTATGGATTTATCTTTGCTGTAATACTCTATAGTGCCGCTTATATCAAGAGCTTTCTACACTGGAGAAAAGATGCTAGCAAATAAGTTTATTGACTTGATCTTTATGATAGTTGGTACTACAATTGTAACTGAGATTACTATGAGAAGGAAGAAGAAGGACAAGTGAGTTTCCTAGAAAGAACTCTGGCCAGTTATCAGAGTCAAGAGCCTATTACTCCATACTTGGAGCAGGCACTAATGAAGGGTGACTTTGTACCCGATGAGTATCCAGTAAAGATTTTTAATTATCCTAGAGTATTCGACAATATGTATCACCCTAGTAGTGATATTGAAGCCGGAGAACTAAAACTCTATTATAAGTTCCACCCCGAATGGAGGCCCCTATTACAAGAAGAACGAATCAGTCCAACACTCGCAATGACCTTCCAGGTCGGTTCAGCTTTTCACTCAATCATTCAGAATATGCTAATCCATTTAGGTTTCACAACCTTGGAGAAAGTAGAAGTGAGCTTCCGAAACGAAGAAAGAATGATCGCCGGAGCAGTAGACGTGCTAGAGCTCACTACACCGGATGGCGAGAAATTCTTAGTAGATATCAAGAGCACTAATCGTTTGCCCAATGAGGCCAGTCACCAATACTCTATGCAGTTGAGAGTGTACCAGGATAACTGTCCGGATGCTCCAGATCGTATGGCACTACTTTTTATCGAGAAGGCCTACCCTCACAAGATTAAGACCATTGAAGTCCATAAGGACCAAGACTCATTGGACCAACTCTATGATAAGTGGAGTAGAGTTCGAGTGGCTATTAAGAATAATAGTTCTGAAGGTCTAAGACATTGCTGCAGTGGACCAGGAGATAAAACTTTTATGGAATGTCCTGCAAGAACTTTCTGTGAACATTGGAATAAATGATCTTAAGTCTCGACCCAGGTTCTTCACGAATTGGGTGGAGTTTAACGACCTCTAATGGTCTAGTTGTAGAGTATGGGTTCCTAAGTCCCATTGAAGATGTTCCCAAGAGTATGCAGTTTAATCAAAAGATGAATCTACTTACAAGAAGATTGATTCCCACTTTTGATGGTCTACTAGATCGTGTAAGTCATGTTGCCTGGGAAATAGTTCCAAGTTTTGGAGCAATGGCCCAGAGAGATCTAGTTCAGGCCACAGCAGTTACACTCAAGACACTTGCAATCAGAAGAAACTATGCTTATCAGCAGTTTACTCCTCAGGCCTGGCACAAACTCTTTGTCGGCAAAGGAAAATGTACAAAAGACGAAGTTAAAAGTTTAATTATTGAAAATAATGTATTAACATTAAGTGGTAAAGCAATTGAAGAAAATTTGCCTTTTGATGTTTATGATGCAATTGCTATTGGACTAACAGCACAAAGAAAGAATGAATGGATTTATGGTGAGCTCTAATTCCTCCTACTCAGGTGGTTTTAAACGAGGACTAGATTCCTTGACTGAACCAGTCCTGGGAGAGACTCACGATAATAAGTTTAATGATCTTCACAACTTTGTAGTTCGAGCCTTTACTTGGGAGAGTAAGCCAGAAGAACTTGTTGCCCTAGAGGCCATTGAAAAGATGGTTGAAGAGTTTATGGCCGAATACTTGAGTCCTGCAGAAGTAATTATTGCTAGATTTAATAGTGATATTGGTATGAGTGATAGTGAGGCCGATAGACTATTCCTCAATCTCCAAAGTACCATTGTAGCCATCGAAGAGGAAGTAACTCGTAGATACCTTAAGGCACAGTTCAGTTACTACATCTGGGATGATAAGTATTGGGAAGCCTACCGCAAGCCTGTAAGTGGTACCCAGAATGACCTTCAGGCCCGTGCACGGATGGAAACTCGTGATGATAGATACTTCTATTTTGTTCAGTATGCTGCCTGGCGTCAGATTAGTGATAAGGTAACTTCCTTAAAGGCCACCCAGAAGTATATCCAAAATCAGATCTACAGGCGCTCATAATGGCCGAACGCAAGACCAGAAAGCAGGAAGTCATCAGAGGAAAGATGACTTGGCAGGTTCTGGAAAGAATCCTCAACAACTACTATGAGTGGAAGGCTGTATATGCTACCACCGGTAATCCTGATCTTCAACTCCTTAACGGTATTACTGTTAACATTCATGATATTCTCAATGGTATCGAGAAGCTTCCTCCAAGACAGAAGCAGGCAGTAGTGCTTTCCTGCTTAGAGAATATTAAAGAAGTGGAAGTGGCCAAAATTATGGGATTCACCAAGTGGAGTAGTCAAGTGGGTATGTATAAGCGTAAGGCTTTGAAAACTCTCTGTGATACGATTTGGGTCGATTGTGTCGACTGATCGAGATAGGGCAGAACTAGATGCCTTAATCGAGGCCAATGAGATCAAGCTTCCCAAATATTGGGATACACTGACTTGGGAGCAGAGAGTGGAGTTTGTTGCCCATAGACTTCTTCTTAATGGACGAACCAGTACCAAGCACACAGTGATTAAAGAAGAAGGTTGGCTAAGTAACAGTCAACTAGAACGTAGACGTAGAAGAGAAGTGCTCTCCAAGTTTGGTAGTTGGGATGAAGTTCCACCCAAGAAGGGTACCTTCGGAAGAAAGTATAACCCGGACTCAAAGGAAACCTAATGGCTGAAGAAATCGTACCAGCTAAAAAAGACTATCGTGACCTAGATAGAATGACTCCAAGCACTGGAGAACTCTTAAGTGAGACTATTGATGGTGAGACCTTTCTTTATAGAGCTATTCCTCAATGCAAAGTCTGTACCAGTGGAGATGAGATTCGTAGGTATGTAGATGACCTTCTACTCTTTCCTAAAAGCTACAAAGAGGTATTGAGAACTATTCAACCTCTTGAAGAGCGTATAGGTATTGAACCCGAGGATAGAATTAGTTACAGTAGTATTCGTACCCACTATCGTAATCACCTACCGCTTGATAAAAAAGCTGTCAGAGAGATTATTGAAAAGAGAGCAGGAGAACGAGGCCGTAGTGTAATCAATGCCGATGGCACTCTAATGACTCCTGAGGCCTTTTATGAAGTAGTGGTGGCCAAAGGCTTCGAAGATATTGTTAGTGGTCGAGAAAGACCAACAATTAGTCAAACTATGCAGGCCGTAAACATTCTTCAGAAGATGGAGAAGGATGCTCAAAAGAACTACAAGCCTGAAGTTCTAGTTAACCAACTCAACATTATTGTATTGGCCATTCGAGAGGTTCTTCCACCCGAGTGGAGAGAAAAGGTCTTTGAAAAGATCGATGAATACTCGCAGGAAGCCGATAAGAATGTTACTGCTCTAGAACTAGCAGAAGCTCAAGATTATGTTGATGAAGATCTTGGTAATTTTTAGTTGATTTAGATGTAGTATTAATCTAAACTGTATTAGGTCGAAATTCTTTCGACAAATAGTTAGGAGAATAATGAGTTCACTTACAGTAAAAGATATGAGAGAGTTCGTAGATGCCCAAACTCCGGCCTACGATACAGTACAGGTTGGAGACCTAGAATTCTTTCCTTTAGGCGGCCCAGCTGCAGTAACTGATGGGGCTCCAGGGCACGAGATTCTTTCAGGTGGAGCATTTGTAGTAGACAGGACAACAGGTAGTAGTTATTCACTTCCTGAAGAAGGCGGACTAGAAGCTTTCTGCAAATACCTAGGAGTACCGGCTAAGTTTATTCTCAAGCTTCCAGAAGCTATGCAAGGCAATATTGTCAATCACTTCATTGCCCAGAATGCAGCTTCACTTGGAGTAATTAGTCACGTAAGTGGAGAAACTCAAGGAGTATACAAGCCTAGTTCACTTATTATGCCTCCCAAGAAGATTGCTGCAATGGTATCAGACATCTTCAAGGATACAGACATTGTAGCCAAGTTTGACTATGCAGAAGGTTTGGCCGTTAACATCTATACTCCAGAAATGTATGTAGATGCTCGCACTGATGATCGAACCAATGGAGGTATTCGATTTGAGGCCTTCCATGGTAATAACCCTCGTGTTAGTGCCTACATGGAACGACTAGTATGCACTAACGGTATGGTGGCTACTAGTGATCTAGACTCAATTGCCGTTAAGGGTTATAGTTTGGATGAGATTATCAACAATATGGAATCTGCTGCTCGTCTACTTCTTACCTCCACTGTACCCAACTACTTGGAGAACTGGAAGAAGTTGACCACTATTCGTAGTACCAATCCCGAGCAACTCATTCACCGTTTGGTCAAGGAGAATGAGATCAGTACTAAGATTGAAAGTAGAATTATTGAGGCTGCTAGTAGTCTAGAAAATGATAGCTACTACGATGTAGTAAACCTTATTACCAGTTTCCAGCATGAATCCAGTATTGATGAGAAGCAATTTGGTAAGCTCCAGGTATTGGGTGGCAATGCTGTTCGTGATCTAGGTGGTCACCGTTGCAATGGATGTGCTCATCTACTTAATAGTTGAGTAATGTAAGCCCTGTATTTAATCATGGTAGTCATCGATGGATACTAATTTTTGTCAATGTGGCTGTGGATCACCCGTTAAAGGTAAGTTCCTTAGAGGACATAATAGTCGTGGAGTAGTCCATTCTGAAGAGTATAAGCTTAAAATGTCCGAAGCTTGTAAGAATAAAGCTTCAATTAGTGAGCAACACAGGGAAAATCTTTCTAAGAGTCTAAAAAAAGCTTGGGAGGAAGGCACCAAGACTTACAAGCCTATAGTCCAGAAGCATTCTTTGGAAACTCGACAAAAGATGTCTGAACAACGTAAGGGTAGAAAACTAACAGAAGAGCATAAGCAAAAGATTTTAGAGTCCCGTAAGTACTACAAACATTCAGAAGAAACTAGAAAGAAAATGTCTAGTTCTCGAAAAGAAGCTTGGAATAATAGTACTTATGATACTGAAGAGTTTAAGATTTCAGCTTCTAAGAATAAGTTTGGAGTTCCGGGCTACTATAAAAATGTTTGGATGAGAAGTGGTATTGAAAGAGATGTGGCTAGATTTCTAGACTCTAGAAAAATTGACTGGCTTTATGAGTCTAAAAGGTTTTGGCTCTTGGAAATGGGTAATACATATCTTCCAGACTTCTATCTCCCCAATCTTGATGTTTATCTAGAAGTAAAATATAATGATGATGAAGGAGAAAAAGCTAAAGCCTTTAGAGAAGAAGGCAATAGACTGATCCACATTACAAAAAATAATTTTAAGGAAGTCCTAGACAACTTGGAAGCATAATCGCCCGTAGGCACAGTAACACCTGGGTAGGTGTATAAACTGCCCCTTCCGGAAGAGTGGCCGAGTGGTTTAAGGCAGCTGTCTCTTTTAATGTAATTTTTTTATTAAGTTGTTTTAAGTAGTATGGAAACTATCTGTAATTATGGCTGTGAAAATCCAGGCCTTTTTAAGTTAAAGAATAATAAATGGTGTTGTTCTTTTTCTATTAATAGTTGCCCAGGGATGAAGATTAAAAACTCTAAAAAGAAAAAGGGTAAGAATCCATGGGAGAATAAAGAACACCCTAAAGGTATGTTAGGAAAAACTTGGAAGTACAAGGGTAATACATACAAAGAGATTTATGGAGAGTCTTCAGAAGAACAAAGGGTTAAGCGTTCTAGCTCAATAAAAAACTACAGAGAAAAACTTTCTGAAGAGGAAAAGAAAAACATCTCAGAAAAGATTTCTAAAAAACTTACCGGACGTATTGCAGGCCCAAAAGTAGGACTTGGACGTGGTCACAAAGGGTGGTATAAGGGAATTTGGTGTGATAGCTCTTATGAATTAGCTTATGTATATGACTGCTTAGAAAAAGGGTTAAGTATAAGAAGGAACACTGAAAGGTTCCCATATGTATGGGAGGGTGTAGAAAAAGGATACTACCCTGATTTTATAGTAGAAGAGGACTTGGTAGAAATTAAAGGATACTCCAATCCTCAAACAGAGTTTAAGATGTCGCAGTGTACTAAACCATTAACTATTTTAAGAGAAAAAGACTTGAAAAAAAGTCTAGACTCAATTAAATTAAAATATGGTAATAAGTTTTGGGAAGTTTTATACAATAAGGAAGATGGGCAGGACGGTAATGCAGCGGATTGCTAATCCGTACAGGTGTTAAAGCCTGACTGGGTTCGACTCCCAGATCTTCCGCAAATATAAGGAATTAGGCAGGACCCGTGGGTTTATAGCCCACCGAGGGTTCGAATCCCTCTTCTTCCTCCAAGCCGAAGTGGTGAAATGGCAGACACGCTAGTTTTAGGTACTAGTGCTTTATGGCGTGCGGGTTCAAGTCCCGCCTTCGGTACGAATGGCCAGTAGTAAACTTAAGTTGGGGATGGCTTGCAACCGCCTCAATGTATTGGTTAAAGGTGGTGCCTGGCTACCCCTGGTTGTCGTGTGCAAGGAAATGTTTACTAAGTGACTTGCAAAAACAGCAGACGTGGCGTAATGGTAACGTTGGGGAGCCTAACCAGTTCCCTGTCGTGGGTTCGAATCCCACCGTCTGCCCGTGTGATAGATAAGGAGTGCACCTTCTGCAAGGATGCCTGTCTATCCGGTCTAGTAGTCTCTTTCCGAATGGTTTGGGTTTACTAGTCTTTTTCGGATGTAGTGTAGTGGTAACACAACGGTCTCCAAAACCGTTATCGGGAGTTCGAATCTCTCCATCCGGGCCATATTTTAATGTAAAACCCCTAAAATAGCATCTTAGAAAGCAAGCTCCCATCTAAGGATAGGCATGTCCATTCGCTTCAAGCTTTCTAAGAAAAAAGATCGGATACCTAACTATCCTCCTCCCACTGATGTGGACCACGAACCAGGCCCTAATGCCAGTGAATCAGAAGCAGATGCTTTTGTTCGTAAAGTAGTAGGCCCTTGTACCGGTAAAGATCCCTTTACTGGACTTCCGTGTTGGAAACATGATGATAATGGTAACCATGTTCCCCACACTCAGTGGAATACTGTTGATGACTACTTGGAGACAGCGGATCCATTCTATATGCATCCTGATGTTGCCGGAGTTAAAATCCCCGGTGAAAGAAGTTGGGCTCGTGATAAGTCTGACGAGAATGATCAAGGTGTAGATCATGTTTATACTATTAATGGTGACAAGGACCAAGAAAACAGCTTAAAATTCTGGGCTCGTAGTTGGAGAGCCAACAACCCTAGGCCCAACAGTAGATTCAAAGAGCGTGCAGAAGGTAATCCATACCTTCGCAACAGTCTAATGGATGCAGCTGGAATTAAACTTCCTGCAGCTCCCAAGAAGCGTCTTCGTGTTAAGAAGCAGGAGCCAGAAGTTGCTCCTTTAAAGCCAATTGATACTGTACCCCAATTCGTTCCAGACCGTATTAACCCCGCTGGAATAACCGGTTACGCTCCTCATGATGCCTATAACCAACCTGTAACCTTTGTTACTAACAATCCTACTCACCACTGTGAACGATGCCTTCCGGTATGCTCCAACTGTGGAACTCGAGATAAAAAGAGTAACTTTGATGAAAGCGGTACCCAGCACAAGTGGGAGATGAGAAGTGAATGTAATGCTCGCAGAACCTCACTTGGTGCCGGTGTTAACATTAGACCTGAAGTTGGAGAAAAGCCAGAGATTCCTAGCTCCATTCTCCCAAGAAAGAAGTAAATATGAGTTTCAATGAGAGATATGCTAAAGAAGAGAGTAAGACTTTTACTCCACCAGAGGGAGTTCAGTCTGCTGCTCGTAAGGCACTTAAGTGGATTGAAGAAGGCCATGCTGGAAGTGGCTTTACCGGTGTAGGTCGTGGAAGAGCTCATCAACTTGCCAATGGTGAAGCAGTTAGTCTTAGTACCATTAAGCGTATGCACTCATACTTCTCTCGCCACCGTGTAGACAAGCAGGGTAAGGACTGGGATAAGCCTAGTGCCGGTAAAGTTGCTTGGTATGCATGGGGTGGAGATGCCGGTGCATCATGGGCCAAGAGCATTGCAGAAAAGCATGATGGTAATAAAAAGACAGCATTTGGACCAGACTTACACACCAGTCTGGAAATTGGTAAAGCCGGATGGAGTGCCGTTCACGGAGTAGGCCAGGTTCTTAAGGATACCTTTATGTTCCCAGCCAATGCTGCAGAGAGTGCTAGAAATCTAGTCCACGAAGTGTCTACTGGAAATGTTCCCAACCCTCCTAAGAATGATTACTATGGATGGGGCCCTAAGCACCTAACTCCCACTGAAGTTGGTGGAGCCGCTCTATATCCAGTTAAGAAGGGTCTAGATGCTGTAATCAATAAAGGTCTAGACCTTAAAGATCGTTATGATCAGGCTATGCACCCAGAAGACCGTGCTAGAAGAATGACTCCTCCAACTGCTGCCAAGTTCAAGAGTTGCACTAATTGTGATAATAGTGTACCTGCTAACACTCTAGACTCAGAAGGCAAATGCAAAGACGGCTGCAAGGCCAGTATGCAAAGAATGAGAGATAGAGCTTCAGAAAACCTCTTCTGGAACGAATAAATACACTATAATAGATAACAACTCTATTAAAGGAATATAATGGCCGACTACAGTAACCTTCCAGGAATTGCCCCAGAGGACGTAAAAGTAAGTCCTGAAGCTCAGGCTCAGATTGATGCCTATCTTGCTAGCCAAAAGGCTGAAGAAGAAGCACTGGGTAAGGAACAAGAAATTGAACTCTATGAGAGTGAGCTAATGGCTTGCTGGAAGCTTCTTCGCGAACTTCAGGACAAGTATGGTTACAAAAAGGCCAGTTTTGAAAACCTTCTATCACTCAAGAGTGAAGCAGATGACAAGTTCGAAAAGATCGGACTTCAAGTTGTTGTTGACTGGGTACTTCCTGGTCTAAACGAAACCCCAACTCCTCCAACTATTACTATTGTTGGTAGAATTGGTGAGCCAGAGTTCAACCCTGAACAGGCTCGTTATGAAATCGGTGAAGGTATTGCCGATGACTACTACAAGGCCAAGCGAGAAGTCGCTAAGAGCAATGGTAAGAAACTTATCATTCCTGGACAGTAAAGGGACACTATGAGAAAAATCTCTAGAGCACAAGACTACATTACTCCTCTCAATCTCAAGACTGCTGTAAATGATGAGCATGGTCACTACCAGTATATCCACAAGCGTGGAGACAAGTGGGTAGTAGTGCAAAAGGGTACTGGTAAGGTTCTCTCTACACATGACTCAGAAGCAGATGCTATTGCTAGCTTCAAGGCCATGATGATGAATAAGCATGGTAGTGTAGTGGAGGCTGGAGCATGGCCTAGTGAAACTGACTGGGAAGGTCACTTGAAGAATCTTGAAACTCTACACTCAGAAACTCAAATGGGTGTAGGCTGGCATGCTGCCAAAGATGAAAAGAAAGAAATGAAGGCCCATGCCAAGGCATCAGATGCTATTGAAAAAGCCATTGATGCTGTTAGAGAAGTAATGAAGTTTAACCCTGCAAAGAAGTAGTATGAACTTCGGGCAACGTTATATCTATGATCAGTTAAACAAGAAGACTGCTGGAGTATTAACTCCTGAACTTCTTGGTCCTTGTCGTGGTAAAGAATGCCCAACCTGTACTCACTTTGATGAGACCATTGCAGGTCTAACTAAGTCTAGTGAAACTCAAAAGCCCAGTGCCAGTGATCGTAGTAAGGCCAAGCAACTTAAAGAGTTGAAAACCAAGCACAAAAAGGTTAGGGTCTAGTGAGTCGTGTTTCTAAGGGCGGCAATCAAAATATCCTCAAGGAGCAGAATGACTTCTTTGAGATTGCCAAACAAGCTCTTAAAACTACACCAGATATTCCAGACATTGTTACCTTTGCTGAGCACTCTGACTTTCTAGGTCGACGTCTATACCCCAGACAGAAAACTCTTCTCAAGCTCATTAATCTGGAAACAGAAAATATGACCGACTATGACCTAGAGGTTATTG